GCCTGTTTTTTTGTCTTTTGCAACTCTTTTAAAACGTCTGCGAACCATCAGTCTTTTTCTTTCTTAGGTTTTGCCTTTTTTGGCTTTGGCTTTTCTGCCTTGTAATCATTTAGTTTTTCAAAGAATCCCTTAGCCATTACTTTTTGCCTCCTTTCTTTTTCTTTTTCTTTATTCCTTTTGGCTTCATTGAGCCATATCCAGCACCTCTAGGCATAATAATAAAAGTAGCTGACTTTATATTACTTCCTTTTGCGTTTTTTAGCTGTCTTTTTTTTGCCAGCGGTAGATAGTGCTATAGCCTGAGCTTGCTTTAAACTGCGGCCTTCTCTCATCAAAAGCCTGATGTTGGCAGAGATAGACTTCTGTGACTTACCTTTCTTGAGTGGCATTATTTAAAAAACTTTCCAGCATTAATGTCCTTGACAAAAGAATCCATATCTTTTGCCTTAAAAGCTTCTCTTAAAAATTCTTCCTGATACGCAATAGGGACATTCAAGGTATTCATTAACTTACCAAGCCGCCTAGATATATCAGGCTTATCAATGTTCATAAGCCTACAGTATCACTCACTATTATAGCTGATCTGTTGAGTATTACCCAGTAATCCATAGTTCTCCTTGTAATAACTCCTGTCACTTCGTCCATTTCAGTTAATGGCAATGGTATTTGATATGCGTCAATTCCCAGTGCTGTAGCGGCCTCACCAACTGAATCGTATCTTAAACCAGTCAATTTTTCTGCTTTTGCAATAGTCTCTTTTCGCCATGTTAAAAAGTTTTCTGTGTACCAGTCACCATCAGGGCCACCATGAAGTTGACTCTTGCGTGTAGTTTTTACACTAGAACCAGCTTTCCATGTTTTGACATTTGCATCTTTTCTTAGAGCAAAAGCTGTGACTCTTTTATTTATTTGATTCTTAGAGAGTTTTATATTAAATTCTGGGTCTTCGCCAGCATATTCTTTAGCAATAGCCAAAGCATCATTATTAGCTTTGTTAACTATAGATTTTGGGCCATTAATATTTCTTGCGGCTGCATAGGTTCCGTTTCCATATATACCATTGCCAGCGTAGTGTTCTGAACCTTTTGTACCAATTCCCTTAAATTGATTTGCAAACTTTTCATCAGTTACACCTCTGTAAATAATTAAGTTCTCTCCATCAGCAGCTTTGACAACATCTGTTCTTTTTTTTAATTCGTCAATATTTTTGACTCTTATAGGTTTTTTATTAAAAGTTTTTTGTCTCCAGTAAAGATAGTCAAGCTTCGTTCCAGATGTAAACACTCTTTCTGTATCTCTCATATCAAAAGGTGTCAAACCCTGCTCTAATCGTTCAAGTTGTCTATCGTATGGCCCAAGATCATAAGATGTTATTTTTTCGCCCTGTGCTTTAGCTTTACTAATTAAATGTTTTTTATATGCTTTTACGTCCGCAATCATGTCCTTATTGCTTAACTTTTCAATCGGTTTAGATTTAATAAAGTCTGATGCTACAGCAGTTCCTACCACTGCTTTCGGTTTAGGTGTAGGGGCAGCAACAGTTGGCTTACGCTTGACCACAGTGGGCTTTCCATATAGTTGTTTTAACTTTGCAAGTGATACCGCAGTTCCATCATTGCGAATCATTTTTCTCAAGGCTGCCTGTCCTGATCCTTCACTTTTTGCTAACTTTTTAAATATTCTTACTTTGCCTTCACTTCCTAAAGTTTTGGCTTGTAGCTTTTTATCTTGATTTAACAGCCAGTTTCCGTATGTTGTTCCCTGCGGAACTCTGCCTGTAACTGATGGTCTGGTGTCAAACTGTGTTGCTGGCGGCTTTTCAAGGTTAGGATATTTCTTTTGCAAACCATCAAAGTCCACAATAGGGACAGTAGTAGATCGACAATTAAAATGTTGCGGTGGTGTCGGGCCATTATTGTAGTCAAATGTTTGTCCATCAAGTCGCTGGCATATAGCACTTGTTCGAGAGTCCAATGTTGCAACATATTCATATTTAGGTGATACCTTTTTATTTGCTGCATATACAGCCTGTGATGCTTGATTAGTTACCTGATTGACAGATGTTCTTACAATAGTCTGAATCTGATGGTTAGCCAGCTTTGTTAATTCACCGCCAGCCAAAGCAATCTGTTTAACATTTCCTTTCTGCGAAAACTCAAGCCTACCAACTAATCTCCTACTAATCTGTTGCAGTGTCTCACCAGAAAACACTCCTGATCTGACTGCTAAATCTAACCTTTGGGCTGAGGATTCTGCTATACCCCTAAATGCTTTTCTTACTGTGTTGCCATTTGGAAGTGTAATTGATGCTCCCTGCTGGGCTGTAAGTTTGAATTTACCAGATCCAAATTCTTTAAAATTATCCTCAGTAAAAGCTTTGTCAGTAAATATGTTTACCTGTGATGGATCAGTCATTATTACCGACTCTGCATATTTTTCACTGATAGCAACACTATTAATCGGGACATTACCAGATGCTGTGACTTTTTTTAATTCGTTTTGTATGAACTCAGATTGCAGTTCTGCGACTCCCTGCATTTCTGTTCCCATATCTATAGCTGACCTTAGCCACCAAGTATCAAGACTATCTTTTGATTGCTTTATAATGGCTCTTAATCTTTTCCTCGTTTGCGGTGCAATGATTCTTGCTCCTCCCTTTGCTATCTCTGTGACCTGTCTTTGATCTATTGCTCTCAACTGCTTTGCTGCATTTAAGATTATTTCGTTGTAGTTAACGACATATTTCAGTGCAACAGAATTTGAATACCTATTTAGATCAATAGTTTCCCTAAAAAATACTTCTGGAGTGGACATTTATCATTCGTCCTCTAAGTCCGCTGGCTCCTCCGCTGGGGCATCTGGTTCTTCTCTTTCTGTCAATCCTCCATTTTGCGTTGTTTCGATCTCATCTTCAACATCAAAGTCATCACCAAGAATCTCTCCAGCCGATAGCTGATTCAATAATGTCTCCTGACTGATAGTTCCAGAGGTAAACAATGCAAGTAACGACTGGATTTCCTGTGGCTCTAGTCTGGAAGAAACAAAGTCTCTGTTTACAAAGCTGCTTCCAGCATTAGGTTCATTAAGATATTCGCTATGAAACTTGAGGCAGTTATCAATCAAATCTTGCATCTGCTGTGCAACTACCATCATTGTGCTGTCATTCTGAGATCGGTCTATTCGCTTGGCTTCTGCTGTTTCTCCCACTAATTTTTGACCAAGAACCGCTGCAAGCGATAAAGTATTGATCTGTTCTTTAATATCATCAAGTCTTTTGAACTGACTGTCATAGCTGTCTCCTGATGGGCTGATATATTCCATGCGTGACTCAGGTGGCAGTGATAGTGCCTCACTAGGGCCTGTTGTTATCTCATCTGCGTTTGGATAGCCAAAGACTGCAAGTAATGGAACAGAACTAATATGCAAGATATTGTCCAAGTCAGACTGGATCTGATAATGCTTGAGATTTAATTCTGCAATGTCATACAAAGGACTGCGGCTTTCATAGAATCCAACTCTGTTGGAATAGGCAACTGAGAAAGGAATCTTGTCTTTAAGGCTCATTTCACCCTCTTCAAACAATTTATATTCGCCCTTCTTATCATCTTTTCTGTGAATCTCATATCTGCCACGTTCTAGAACTCTGACCTGTGTAATGTTTTTCTCACCATAGGCTCCGTCTGGCTCAACAATCTTTTCCAATAGACGCACCTGTGTGAGCACCCTTGCACCATCTATGATCTCAGTCCTCCAGCCTAATATGTCTGATGGCTTATATGTCACCCAATATGGTCTGGCCTTCTCACCTTCCTTTGGTGCATCTACCAAAACACCACAATGGCCGAATGATATTACTATTCTTGCTGTTTGATAAAGCCAAATATTCAAGTCATTGCCTTCTAAATCCACATCAAACAACTGCTCTCTTACCAGATCAGAGACATCATCAAGTCTGACTGGCTTTCTAACCAGCATACCTGACAACATTTTCTCTATTCTCTGGAGATAGGGAACTACTGTACTCCTTGCGAGTCTGCGATCATAGCTATCGTCCACCTCTCGTTCAAGTTGTGGCAAGTATTTCCTGTGTTCTGATCTAATCTTGTATGTTCCTTCCTTCAAATCTGCTATCAAATCCCAGAACTGGGCCATGCGTTGATAGGCCGCATTTGGACTGACAACTGTTGTAGGAGCTACTGTTACAGGCTGGTTGTAAATATTTAGTGAGCTATACACAGTTTTGCCTCAATAATACCATGATCTTAATATAT